CCGGAAAGTCTTTAGCATACAGTTTCATTGTAACCGCAGGGGTTGTATCTGTAGACCCTGAGAATGTAATATCAGGAATAAGCCGTTTAACAAATGTAAAATGATCCCCATCATCAAGGTCAAAATCCGCTGACTGAATAAAGGCGGCTATAGGCAATTCTGTTCCTGTCGCGTTATCAGCTAGTCCATTCTCTTGATAGATTAGATTTCCGTCTACTGCAGCAATAGGGTAAGACCTTTGTGGGCAGTCAATCCAAGCTGTTCTGTCTATAGTTCCGTAATACCAAATGCGTTCTTGGTAGTTGTAAACCACATATTTATCAGGGGATACCGCATTAGCTGAGCAGTAGAACCACCAGATTTCACTAAATTCACCAACAGACCCAACAAACGTCTGCGCTTCTTGAGCAAAGTTAAAGTCGTCAAATATGTACTGGCGAAGTGAGCAAGGTAGGGTCTCAACTGTACCGTTGTAGGTAAAGAACTTTTTATGTCCCATCCAATAGGTAATGTTGTTTACCGACACAACCGCGAAGGGTGACGCTATTGTGATATTAGTTGAACGTGGTTGAAAGTTAAAAGTAAAAGGCGTCCCAACGTACTGTGCGCCATACAGTGCACTGTCAGTAAAGATAAGTGTTTCTTGGCGCGTTTTAATAGCTGTGACAATAGCATCACCATAAGTAAGTCTATACCCACCTGCTGAAGTGGCTATGCTTGGTGTCCAAAGCGCAGGATTGTTTTGATCTGCCCAACGCACAAGCATAGGAGTTTTTGCACTTTCCCCTATCGCATTGCACCCAAGTGCCATAACGTGGTTTTCATCTGTGGTAACAATACCTGTAACTATTGTAGGGCAATCCGCAGCACCGCTTAAAGAGCTAAGTTTAACGGCATCAGCCGCAGGGATACCTGAACCTGTAACACTTGTACTTATTTTCCAATAATAAATCTCACCATTGGTAGGGGCAATAACTAAATCTTGTCCATAATTGTCTTGTGTCCAGTACCCTAAAGGCTGAACCACGCCACCAGAAGTAGCTGCACTACCCCAAGTTCCTCGACTCCAAGTACCTGCACCCCAACCAAGACCGTTTACGTTAATAGGTAGACCAGCAGAGGCTTCAAAACTAAGCGATATAGCTGACCCACCGTCAGTTGTAGTTGCTGTAGCAGAAGTTGTTACTTGGAATGTAAATGTACTCGCATCTAAAACTGTTATGGTGTGGTCTGTGTTAATTTCCGCTGCAGGTACGCCACTTGTTGACATCACAGCCCCAGAGATAGTGATATAGTCCCCGGTAGATGCGCCGTGCCCTGCATAAGTTATAGTTACCGTCTTTTGCCCTGACACAAAGTTAAGCGGATTAGCTGGTGTAAGTGGGGATACAGTAAGCCTGTATGGTGTGATGTTGTATAGGGTTCCACTAAATTCCACAAAGAAACGTATATTAGTGCCCACACCTGTATAATTATTGCCCGCAATAGAAGACCAATTTCTCAGTGTTCTGCAAACATCCGTGTAGCTATTAAGACTAAACTTTTGCCACCCACCAATATTTTCAGGAAATCCAGAGCGAAACCTAACTTTATCGCAAGCGTACCAACCACCTTCGTTGGCATAATTAGTCCCTTCTCGGGATACCCCAGGGCGAAAGGTAATTGACTTAAGTGGCATATTCTAGTCCTGTTTTAAAAACAACTCAGCTTCAGCGTTTCTACGTCTTGTTAAGCCTGCGAGTGGTTTGCCGCCTGCTTTGTCCCAGCGTAGGAATTGCTTGGCTACTTCTGATTTAGGTTCACCCGCTTTAAGCATTTTGACAAGCGTTGAAGAGACAAAGTTCCCACTACCGATGTTATAGCATAGAGAAACTAAAGCGTCATATTCATTCTGTGTAAGCTCAACACCTACCGTATTCACTGTGTGTTCGTAGGCGGCTACTGTTTTAGTAAGTAGCATTAATGCCGCCCCTTCATTTGGGAGAGCTTGATTTGCTTTTACAGGGCTACCGTCTGCATAGCGCGTTGAGCCAATACCAATCGTCCAAACACCTGCTGGGCATTTATAAGAGATTAGTTTGCACCCTTCAAACTCTTTAATTAACTTTAACCCTTCCGCACCAATTTTCATTTCTTCCCTCTCATTAGTAGTATGGTAGTGAGCTTCTGACTTAGGCGTATCATATCATTATCTAGCACACGAATCTGGTCAATTAACTCAATTAAGGCATCCATCGCTTCTTGCAAAATCGGCTTAACTATTGTGGTCACCCAAATCCAAACAAAGTACACGATGTACCCCATGCCGCCAGCCGCTACGATAGGAAAGCCATACACATTGATATATTTTGCAATTGCTTCAGCGTCCATCATTCTACCTTCTTGATTGGTTTTTCTGGCGGTATTTCGAGCGCTTGCGATACTAAACTGTCGATATTGAGGATGTCGTTTGACATCCCCGTCACTCGTTTATCCAGTTGCTTAATAATACCGATAAGGCTTTTAATCTTCTCAAGCACACTATCAAGCAGAAACTTTAGCGTCAGAAATACAAAGTACATCCCAAGGCAGGATGAACCAATAGGAAACCCAACATCAGTTATAAATTGAAGGATTTCCATAAGGGTTTAAATCAAGACTTTATCAATAGACGCTTGAGAAATTGAGCCGCTATCAACAAGCAGTTGAAGCCAAGGTGTGGCATCGGAAACAAGCAGTGGTTGTGCAAACTCGACCTTCACCGTAGTGATTTCATCCGTCTTGTTATTGTCCCATTTGATTTTCTCGGCAAGCGTTAAGGCGTTGCGGATTTCATCTAGTGAGATTCTGCGTGGTGGCAGTTCGATTTCTGGTTGTGGCTGTGGGATAAATTCACCGTTAATATAATCGTCACCTAAGTTTACTGTATCTGATTTAACCAGCTCCCAATCGGGAAATAAGCCTAAATCTTCTTCTTTAACAATAATGACGTTAATTACTTTTCCGTTTTCAATATGTGCGTATCTCATTTTCTTACTCCACCCACGCTAATAAAACATAACCGCTACCACCTGCCGTACCATTAGAAACACTAAAGGTGACTCCTCCTCCTCCACCCCCGCCAGTGTTAGCCGTTGCCGCTACTCCGGGCGAACCTCCTCCCGATGAGCCTGCACCATTAGCACTACCACCACCTGCGCCACCACCGCCGCCAAGACCTACTGAACTACTACCTCCGTTGCCCCCATAAACAAATGGAGCTGATCCTGCTGCAACAAGCCCATTACTACCAGACACGCCCCAAAAACCCCTCCCTCCTGCGGCACCGAGATAAAGTGTCGATGAAGCGTCACCACAACCTCCCCCACCGCCGCATCCACCGCTGCCTCCTGCGCCACCGGCTCTCCCAGAAGCATCCCCTCCCGCTGAACCTCCTGCTAAAGATATTGAGCATCCGCCAGTTAGTGAAGTAGTGTTCCCAGCTCCACCACCAGAACCTGTAGACCCAGAACCTCCAGCACCAATATTTACTGTAATATTACCTGTTACACTGATTGTTTTGCTGTAGATATTTCCACCTCCGCCACCGCCACCGCCACCTTGCCCATTTCCATAACCACCGCCACCGCCACCACCAACAGCTAATACATAAACGGTTTCAACAGAAGCAGGTTTAGTCCAAGTGCCGGACGATAGGAATTCTTGAGTTTTAAGCGTTCCACCACCTGCGCCTAGCAGTGTACTCATTTGTAAAGTCATATTTATTTTTCCTTATTATTAAAGAACAATTACCCAACCTTGCGTTGCACCGGAGTACACTAAGGTTACGTTTCTATAATTCACGTTCAGCACCAGTGTTTGTACTGAACCCATAAGATTTAAACCGTTTGAGTTAATAGTTAGTGCGTTAGTGCTAAATGTACCAACGTAGTCAGCAACAGCTATTGTGTCGTTGGCTGTGGCAGAAGCAGGTAAATAAATAGTAAATGCAGTTGATGAGGTGTCAGCTAAAATATTGTCGCCTGCTACAGCAGGGTTATACGTTGCATTTTTGTATATCCAAGTTAACGCAAACGCGCCACTCAAAGTTAAACTGCCCGATGATGTTACCGTACCCGATAAAGTTAATCCGCTAACAGTTCCTGTACCGCTTACAGAAGTTACACTACCGCCCCCAGACCCTGCGCCAATAGCTGTTCTAAAATCAGCAGCATTTAATGCACTTACAGTGTTATCAGCGTTAAATCGAGGGAAAGTAATAGCACTGGGGTTTGTTAATGTAAATACATTACCCCCAACTGTTGTTGCCTCAAGATTAGTTCTAGCTGCAGCTGCAGTTGTTGCGCCCGTACCACCATTAGCTACGGGAAGAGCTGTACCTGATAAACTAATTGCTAGTGTACCTGAACTCGTAATAGGTGAGCCTGATACTGATAAAAAGCTAGGTACTGTAGCCGCAACAGAAGTAACTGTACCAGGAGAAACCTCAACAAAATCACTACCGTTCCAAGCAACAATTGCTTTAGAGCCTGATGTAATCGTTACGCCCGTAGTAGGTCCAGCACCTACGATTTTAACTGACTGAGAGGTGGATGTTGCATTAATGACAACGTATGTTTTATCCGCTGCTGGGACTGTAATAGTCAATAAGCTTGCAGGGTTACCTGTACATCGAATAATCTGATACTGTGAAGACCCTGTAGCGCCTGTGCCAGCCTGACTTAAACTTGCACCTGTTGTTTTACTTAGTGTAACGGCTGTTTGAGTACCACTAATAATCTGTGTACCTGCAACAGCACCGTCTAAGTAAGTGGTGATATAGTTATTAACTGTTTGCCCCCAAGTACCCGTAAGTTCTCCGTCAACGGGTAGGGCTAACCCTAAAAGCGTGGTATAAGCTGTTGTCATGTTTTTAACCTGATGTGTTAATTGGACCCCAATTAGGAGTTTGTGTTGTGTCTACGGAGCCCCAGTTAGCGGTTTGTGTTGTAGATATATTACCCCAATTTGCAGTCTGTGTGTCGTCAATATTTTCCCAAAGTAAGCGTCCTACAAAGGTACCTTCTGTTGCAATGAGAGTTTCAGTAACAAACACATTAGATGTGCCATTTGGATAATAAACATCTTGTGCATCACCTATTGCGGATACAGACACATTGTATGTACTTCCCGCTGCACTATAACCATCAACAGCAACTAACGGAGAATCGATATACGCATATAAATAAGCCGCTACAGCGTAGCTATCAGCTAACGTAACTGTCTCGGTAATATCTACAGGTTTTGATACATCCCCAACCTCAGAAGCAAGTGCTGTTAATATCTCTTCGTACGCTGAAATATATTCTAAACTTACTGTGTACGCATCTGTTGAAATTACGGTGTCAGATACCGCTACATAGTACGTTGAGCCTGAAGCTGTATATAAATCAGCAGAGGTAACACTTTCAGAGAACGTAACATTATAGGTACTACCCGATGCACTATACGCATCAGTTGAGGTTAAAGTTTCAACTACATAACCCAGTATTGGTACAGTACCTATTGTATAAACGTCAGAAGCGGTTGCAGTCTCAGTAATATCTAAGTAAGTATTTGAAGCAAACTCATATACATCATCAAGTGTGCCGTATTCAACGACATTTACATCAAACGGTGTACCGTTATCAAACACATCAGTTGCTGAAACACTTTCTGTAAGCGTTAGCTGAGTGCCGCTAATTGAGCTAAATACGGTAGTAGCAGGCGCAGATTCTGTAATTAACCCAACTCGATTAAACGTATTAGTAAACTCGTCTGTAGGCGTTGCTGTCTCTACAACTGGCGCTGATTGCGTTAATGCACCTACACTGCTATCGGTTGCTGTTAAGTCTTCTGGTTGGTCTGCGCGTGAGGTGCCTATAGAAGTAAATACATCATCTGTTGTTAAGGTCTCTTCTATATTACCAACATTACCCGATATACCGTCAACAGTAGAAGATGCTGTAACAGTCTCAGACACATCCACTCGGTTAATTGGAGTAGACCCAGCATACGAATCAGACGCTGTTACTGATTCAGAAACAGACGCTCCGTAATAAATTAGGGCACTAACACTATCACTTGTTGTAAGCGTTTCAAGAACATCAACAACTTTGAATGAGCTAGGGACAATCGTAAGACCGGCAATCGGCGCAGCGGCAAATGGTGTAAAACCAAATAAACTTGCTACTTCATCAAATGGAGTTTGATATACATCAGAGGCAGTGACTGATTCAGATACTGATACAACATAATTAATACCGCCAGATAGACTATCTGACGCCGTTGCGCTCTCTGTTAAATACGCATGGTTATCTAAGCCTATATACGCATCGGTAGCCGTTAGTGATTCAGTGATACCAACTACAATAGTAATCGGACCGCTATTGGGTAGCAGTGCAAATGGGTACTCTGCAAAGGCTACTAACCCAAACATACTTTTATGGTGCTACTGGAAAATCTACAGTGAAAGGAAACCCTGCTTGCAAGGTAATATCTCTAAGTGCTTGGCGATATGCCGCCCACGCTGCTTTGTCTACAGGTGCATCAGCTACTTGTGTCCAGTCTGATTGTGATAGTAGCATATTGCGTTTGTAGCGTACTTCAGTGGCTTTTTGTGCTATTTCAGCGTCTAGCTCATCTTGTGTTTTAGCTTCAACAATCACATCAAACACTACGCCATTCTCAATATATGGTTCGATTGAAGTGAGTTTTTCTGCTTGTGAATGTGCTTTTTCAGACTGTATTTGATAAGCATTGCGCTCCTGCGCCCACATTAAATCAAGCCCTTCTGGTGGAAACGATACGTTAGGAAACACCTCTGTATGCTCACCATGAGATAGGATTTGACTGTTTTCAATTATGGCTATTTTCATTTTTTTATGGTCCTGTTGTTGGTAGAGGGCCTGTTGGGACGGTCATAGTTGAGTCTGTGTAGCGTCCAACACCTTTTGTCACTCTAATGTCATACATATACCCTTTATAAAGACCTCCATACCCTTTCCAAACTTCACCTAATGCTGGCGTGTTTGTAGTGTTATTGCTTCCCGCTGAGGTGTTTGTACCATCAAGTACCCCGTCTAAATATATTCGCATAGTGCTTCCGTTTCTGCACACTGCAAAATAAACCCATCGGTTATTTGGAAAATTGGTTGCGCACGATATTCCCGCCCCGCCATAAAAGTTGGCTTGTAACTTAGTAGTATCCCCAGTTGCAATACCTAAACCTATACCAAAAGAACCAGTAGAAGTCGGCCCGTTAGTAAAAATGCCCCCAAAAACAGTTCCGTTTAACGTACTATATAACCAACCTTCAACAGTAAAATTCCCAGTACCAAAATTAAATAGATTTGATGTAGTGGGAATTAGTGTATCGCCTACCCCATCAAAGTAAACAGACCCGCTACCGTATTGACTTTGTGTGGTGCTAATTACCGTATTACCACCTATTGTTATAGAAAAATTATTACTAGATGAATCTACAATATTAGTTGTTGTTCCATTCGCACCATTACCCACAAGAAGAAAAGACACGTTCGCCCAATAAGGGTCAGTAGGTGCTCCACCCAACGTAGCAAACCTAGATAACATACTCATCGCACAAACTTCCCATAGATAGTTGTACCAGCATCACGAGTCCAAAGTAAGCACCAGTCTGTCCCCGATGTTTGCAAAGTCACACCGTTAGCTGAGAACGTAGTCGTTGTCGCGCCTGTTGATGTAATCCAGTTAATCGTTGGCCATGTAATCGAACCCGCAGCACCTAAGTTAATCCCTTCAATTAACAGTTCACCTAATTTACCCGATGGCGGCCAGTTTGTGATTGTAAGTGTTGGGTTGCTTGAAGCTGATGGCGCCCAGCGTTGCTGAGAGCCGTTAGTGAAATTTAAAGCTGCTGTGGTGGTGCTGTCGTAATAAACCCAGCCGGTATCTTGGAACATCGTTCGAGTCAGTGAGTAATCACCACCCGTTAAGTTACCACCTAAGGTTGATGCACTAAGCGTAATACCAGAAGGCAATGTAGGTGTACCCGATAAGTTAGCCGCTGTAGTTGCTGTTGTCGCATTACCTGTTGTGCTTTGATTAAATGTAGGCCATGTGAATGTACCTGTACTGAAGTTACCGCTTGTTGGCGTACCGAGTATAGGCGTTATCAGCGAAGGAGATGTTGCGAATACAGCTAATCCCGTCCCTGTTTCATCCGTTAACATTGCGGCTAAATTAGCACTTGATGGAGTAGCTAAAAAGGTTGCTGCACCAGTACCAAGCCCCGATACGCCTGATGAAATAGGAAGTCCAGTAGCATTAGTTAACGTACCACTTGAAGGCGTACCTAAAGGCCCGCTGGAATATACTGTACGTTCCGCTGGGTAGGTAACAAAGACATCTTTAGTCCCTGCAGTGAACGTAACCAAACTACCAGAATTACTAGATGCTAAAACTGTATCTCGACTTAATGTGTTTCCAGAGGTTGTGTAGGTGCCAATGCCTACTTCCCAGTTAGGACCGCCTTGGTCTGCAATCGTATAAAAGGTGGTGTTGCTGTTACCAATAGCTGACGAGAAAGTCTGACAGCCTGTTGCTGCCCCTGCTAGTGTAATAGCGGTTGTCCCTGTAGAAGTGGTTGTTTCTCTAACTCTGTCAGCTATTACTAATGCCATCTTAAACCTCGACTAAATCGTCTTCTGAGAACCAGCGTTCTTGCGATACTTTATTTGCGTCAGTCCAAGATACTAAATACTGAATGTCACCTTCTTGATTAACATTCAATGCGCTAACTAAACCTTGTGGCACAGGGCTTACTACTTTAACTTCTTGACCTACTTTAAAACTTGCAGCCATGATAATCTCCTAAACGCTTGCAGTGAATGTGACGAGTAGCGAGTCACCAGAAACAACACTACGGTTACCACCAGTAAAGCTACCTGCTGAATAAAGCACACCAGTTGTTGTAGCGCGTGTTTGAGTTTGACACATTAAAGCACCAGCAATAGTAGCTGTCCCATTGATACTAAAGGTTGTTGAAGTAGATGAAAGTGAGCCAGCAGAAGCAGTACCCCACCCAACCGTAATACGATTAGTACCAGAATACGCTGTGCTTTCAGTCCAGCCAGCGTGTAAAGCAAGTGTATCACCCGCAGCATAAGTAGGTGACGTTGCACCATCAACAAGACCCATATACCAAGCCGCTGTCCAAGAGGTACCTTTAAAATACTGAGTTAGTATGTCGTTTTTACCTACCGTCACTACTACATTTTCAATAGCGTCTACCCATTTAGTAGCACCATCTGAGCCTACGCAAACTACATCGTAGTGACCTTTAACTTTGATTTGTTCCTGCATACCACCAGCGCGAGCAATCTCAGCGCCACTAACGTCGACAGGATTGATTTTTTCTGATTGCATTATATGCCCCTAATTAGAAGACCGGATGATGGCAGAAGTTGCCGTATTCGCCGGAAAGGTTATTGTAAAAGTTGAAGTCGTTGTTTTATCGCTACCAAAGTCTAGTACAGCTACAGAACGATTAGCTTTAGAGCTATTATATATCAACGCGCCGCGTGTCGTGAAACTTGATGTAGGCCACGAGATATTATCAAAGCTAATGTACGCAGTCCCATCAGAAGCGTTTACTGTTGGGTTTACTAATGCTTTACCTGTCGCTGTATACCCAGTGCCCGTAATTTCGTCTGCGTCAGTGTATTCAGTGGTATTTTGATTAAGCGTAGCATTAGCTGTGTACAAAGCAATTTTAAACGTATCCGTAGTAAAGTTATGGATAGCCTCGTAAAGCTCTTTTTTAAAGCTGG